CCTAGGGGGCCCCGGCGCTGTGTGACAATCGAGGTAGTAATACCTCATATCAGAAGGAGGTACCTTCTGGGACCTGACCAGGCCCTACCGCTCTCGACCCCGCCATAAGGTGGGGACTCGCGTCCGGAGCATCCCTGACTGGTTAACAGTTAGGGGTAATCCGACTATGACACGGGTTCGGTTAATTCGTTCCACGGGTGCTGTTAGTACAACAGTTACCCCTGGTCTGAAGATACCCGGGCCGAGAGGGACACAGACTACTGTGTCCGAAAATCATACCGAGTTCTGGGATCCGAAGGCTCGTCGCCCTCGTGTTCCCGGAATGGACGTCGGTGGCAGATTCTTTACGCAAAGGTTTTATACCTGGGCGCCTACGGCGATACCGGTTGATTACCGGTTCTCGTATGTAGATTCTGCTGTAACAGATCAGTACCATTACCACGGTCCGATCTATGCTTACCCTCCGCAAATTGCGGCTGATGGCCTTCTTTCTTTTGCTAGCTCTGAGAGCTCGCTTAAGTCGAAGGGCACAGAAGCAATTGCGAAGTGTAAGCCGACTAATCCGGTCGCCGATGTTGCCACCTTTTTAGGAGAGTTGAAGAGTGACGGTTTACCGAAACTCCTTGGCTCTTCGCTCTGGAAGAAGAAAACACTCGAAGCCCGCGATGCGGGTGACGAGCTTCTTAATTCAGAGTTTGGGTGGAAACCTCTTGTCGGAGACATCACCGATATCATCGATGGTGTTAAGCACGCTCGTGATCTTATCGATCAGAAAGAGCGTGATGCCGGCAAGATTGTTAGGCGACGGTATGAATTTCCTGTTGAGGAATCCATAAAGGACGAGATACTTTCGAGTCAGACAGCCGTCTTAGAGGCGACTGGTGGCGCGATAGGTATCTTCGATCCTTTGTTGGAGAGTAGGGTTCACAAAGAAACATACACATATCGGAAGATATGGTTTTCAGGAGCCTTTACCTACCATATGCCGACCGAGAATTGGTACTCTCGATCTGCTATTGGTAAGTTAGGTGAACAGATTGATACCGTTTTCGGTACTCAACTGTCTCCTGAAGTTCTTTGGAACCTTGCTCCATGGAGTTGGGCCGTTGACTGGTTCGCAAACGTAGGGGATGTCGCTGACAACCTCTCCGATTGGGCTAGTGACGGTTTGGTGTTGAACTGGGGCTATATAATGGAACACTCTGTAAAGAGGGTTCGGTTTTATAACCCAGGTCGAGGTGGATTGCGAAATCCTTACCTCGGTATCAGTGATGTCATTGCTGAAGTCGAAACTAAGCAACGATATCCTGCAACACCGTTCGGGTTCGGAGTCAGCTGGAATGGTTTGTCACCACGCCAGCTTTCCATAGCTACGGCGTTGGGAATCACCCGACGCTCGTAGCGGTTGAACCACAGTGTCTTGCCAATCGGGGCTCGTGAACCGAGTCCTAGGAGTGATGCCTATGTCCTTTGCCGATCCCCAAACCGTAACCATCTCGGCGGTTCCGATCACTTTGCCACGCACTAGCGTGGACAAGGATGAGTCGGAATACACCAGTGGCGACGGCCTGGTCAAACTCCTCGTTTCCCATGAGTATGGGAAGCGATCAAGGAGGATGATCCGGATCGATCACAGTAAGCTTACTACGGATCCGTTCCGTCCGTCGGAAAATGTCAAGGTCGGCATGAGTAATTATGTCGTCTTTGACCTTCCGGCTGCCGGATACACGACCGCAGAAGCCCTCGCCGTTTGGGTCGGTTTCAACACCGCCCTAACAGCGTCCTCAAACGCTCTCATATCCAAGGTTTTGGGTGGAGAGTCCTGAGGAGTGCAATGAGTTCGACAGGGATCGCTGGGATGATCTTCTCTCCGTATGGAGAAAGGATGTACCTCGCGATCTCCGCTGGCTTTTCGATGAGATGATCTATGAGTACGCCAGGAGCGAAAGCTTCCGACGAAACATCAGAGACGCCCACCGTCAAGCCGAAGCGGAAAAGTATCGGGTTAACCATACCCACACTTCCGTCGAAGAGGACTGATGATTATTACGAGGTACGTATCCAGTTCAGCCGAAAGGCGGCTGGACTCGTTGTCTCGATAATGATCATCTTTTCTAGGCTCATTGAATCCCTAGGAATGGAATTACTAAATTCCATATTCTAAGGGAAGCAATAGGATCTAGGCTGAGGATCGTGCCACCCCCTAGTAAAGGAGGGACACGTGAAAAGCCTGATCTCACTCTGGTCCTGTACAGCCGAGGAATTGGCTGTACGATGCCACACCAGCGCCGCTCGCGACATAACAACTGTTGCGAGTCGCACCGAACATGAGGGGTTATCCTTTCTAGGGATAACCCTGGCAGACTACGGCAAGTCGTTCCAAAGATGGCTTGACGTAGGATCTGTCGACCCTTCGGATCTTCCGGCCTTTAGACGGGCTGGAGGTGATCGTACTGGTTTCCCTGCATTCCTGCAAGGTTTCCTTGGTCGTGTGTTCGATGCTGCCAGTGGTGCACTATTGGATCAACCTGACATAGAATC